GGACTCCGACCCCCCGGTTTTGGTTTAGTTTTTTTGCGCTGTGGGTATGTGATCAGATCGCCAAGGTGATCGAGCATGTCGAATTTAGAAAAAATTTTTTTGAGCCGACGGGCTTATGCTGAGCGGATTGGCGTAGCGCCGTCATATATCGTCAATCTGGCGCAACAAGGTCGCATTCCGATCTTTGTGTCATGCCCTGATTGCAAAGCGATGGTCGATTGTTCTGTCGCGCATTGTGTAGCCTGCGGCGGTGCGATCGCCTCGGTGATCACGGACCAGGAAATCAGCCACGGCAAGATCGACCCCGAGATCGCTGATCGCGCGATGTCTGATGCAATCGACCCGGCCAAGGGCCACGTCGCCGAGCGTCATGCCGAGCAGCGCGGCGCCGAGCTCGCCATTGAGTCGCCGCCGGCAACGCCCGAGCCGCCTGAGAAAAAGGGCGACGATGGTTTGTTGAGTTTCAACATGGCCAAGCGCGCGACCGAGAATTACCGCGCGATGTCGGCCCGACTGGAGTTTGAGGAGCGCGCCGGCTTGCTCGGTCCGGTCCAAGATATGACCGATGCGGCACTTGAGTGCGCACGCACCGCACGCGACCAGGTGCTTGCCATTCCCGATCGGGTGAGTGAGATCTTAGCGGCCGAGACTGATCCGGCGCAGGTGCATGAATTGCTCACCGTTGAGCTTATGAATGCGTTGGAAAACTTAGCCGCCGATATTGATCGCGATGCTGCCCGCGGCTAAATATGCCGACGTCGACCAGGCCTATCGAGAGGCCTTTGCGCGGGGCATGCGACCAGAGCCACGCACCTCGGTCGCTCAATGGTCAGAAGATCACCGGCGCCTGAGCCGCGTTGCGAGCTCGGAACCGGGCCGCTGGCGTAACGCGCGCACGCCTTACCTGGTCGAGATCATGGAAGTGCTGAGCGTGACCTCGCCAGTCACCGATGTGTGGTTTATGAAAGCGACGCAAGTCGGCGCGACCGAGTGCGGCAACAATTGGGTCGGCTCGGTGATCCACAAAAACCCGGCGCCGATGATGGTGGTGTTTCCAACCTCGGCGACGGCTAAGCGGCAAAGTAAACAGCGCATCGCGCCGATGCTCGAGGAGACGCCCGCGTTAATCAACGCGGTTAAAAAACCGCGCGCTCGAGATTCGGGCAACACCACGTTGCTCAAGGAATTTGTCGGCGGGATCTTGATATTAGCCGGTGCGAATTCGGCCAAAGAGTTGCGCAGCTCTCCGGTTAAAAATTTGTTTCTCGATGAGATCGACGAATACCCCGCCGATCTGGACAACCAGGGCGATCCGTTGCTGCTCGCTGAAAAGCGCACCAGTAACTTTGCCCGGCGCAAACGATTCAAAGTCTCGACGCCGACGGTCAAGGGTCATTCCAGGATTGAGCGTGGCTTTAATCGATCGGATCAACGCTATTACTTTGTGCCGTGCCCGCATTGTGCACATGAGCAGAAGCTCGTATGGGATCAAATGCGCTGGTCGACGCGCAAAGTGCTCGAGCACCATTGTCGCGGCTGTGGCGAGGTCCATGTCGCCGGCGTATTGCCGGGCGCGCTATCGTGTACGTGCGACAGCTGCGGCCTGGTTGCCGACCTTGAGCAACACCCGCTCAACGAGCGTGACACCGGCGAGCTCGACGCGGTGCACTATGAGTGCGAATCGTGCCACGAGCCGATCGCTGAGCACCATAAAACGGCAATGCTTGCCGGCGGGCGTTGGATTGCCACCGCACCAGGCCCGAATAAAGACGTTGGCTTTCACCTCAATGCGTTGTACTCGCCGCTTGGGTGGTACTCGTGGACCGAGGCGGTCACTGATCGACTTGAGGCAGAAGGCAATCCAGCTGATCTAAAAGTTTGGACCAATACGGTCCTCGGTCTGACTTATTCAGTCGACGCCGATCAACCCGACACCGACTTGCTCGCCGGTCGATTGAGTGACTACCGGATTGGCCAGGTGCCGGCCGGCGCGTTGTTTTTGACCGCGGCGGTCGACGTTCAAAAAGACCGGCTTGAGATCAAGGTTAAAGGCTGGGGCCGCGGTGAGGAAAGCTGGCTAATTGATTGGCAACAGATTTACGGCAACCCCAACCAGCCGGAAGTGTGGAACGCGCTTGACGATCTGCGTGCGAAACGATACCCGCACGCGTTTGGTGCTGACCTGCCGATCGAGATGACTGCGATCGACAGCGGCGGGCACCATACGCACGAGGTCTATAACTACGTGCGCCGTCGCCGTCGCGTGATGGCGGTCAAGGGTGCGAGTACGCGCGGCAAAGCGGTTTTGTCGCGACCGAGCCTGGTCGACGTGAAGGCCTCCGGCAAAGTTCACAAGCGCGGCGTCAAGCTGTGGTTGATTGGCACGGATACGGCAAAGAAAACGATATACGGCCGGTTAAAGATCATCGACGCCGGCCGGCCCGGTTATATGCACTTTCCGCACGGCTTGCCGGTGGACTATTTCGACCAGCTCACGGCCGAGAAGATCATCACGCGTTACGTGCGCGGATTTGAAGTGCACGACTTCGACAAAGAACCCAACGCGCGCAACGAGGCGCTCGATTGTGAGGTGTACGCCTACGCGGCCGCTTTGCACGCTGGCCTTGCGCGTAAGCGCTGGCCGGCGCTCGAGGCCCGCTTGCGAGCGCGTGCTGAGCGTCAAGCGGCCAGTGTTTCTCAAGAAACACCGCCCGCGGCGCCGGCGAGCTCGGCACCGGCCGCGCCGATTGATCCGTTACTCGAGGACCAGGCGCCACCGCCTAAAAAACGGCGGCGTAAACGACAACGCACCCGACGTCACCGCGGGCTCGCAACCATTGATCTCAATTTGTGATGATAGCCAACCACGAACCTAGTCAGATCACTGCTGGTGATCGCCTGCAATGGCGCCGGACGTTTGCCGACTATCCGGCGTCGACTTGGACCCTCAAGTACTACTTGCGGGCGAGCCAAGGCAACATTGACATCACTGCCACGGCTGATGGTGATGACTTTGTTATCGACGTCGCGTCGGCCGATACCGTCGGCTATAAGGCCGGCGTTTATCGGTGGCAAGCGCAAGTTGATGACGGTGCCGGTGCGTTGGCGGTTATCGCGACCAATCAGATCAAGATTGTCGAGAATTTTGCCAACCTTGACCGCTTTGACAGTCGCACGCACGCACAAAAAGTGCTCGAGGCGATCGAGGCCGCACTCGAAAAACGCGCCACCGCGGAGCAACAGAGTTTCACCGTCGAAGGCCGCGCGATTGAGCTTTTATCGATTGAGGAGCTCGTCAAGGCGCGCGACCGGTTTCGTCGGGAAGTAAGCCGCGAGTCAGGCCGTCGGCCGCCTCGTGTGCTGACGCGGATCTGATGGGTATCTTTAGCTGGTTTAACCGGCCCGGCGTGCCGTCTGATTACAACGACGCCGTCGCTTCGCCGTCACGTAAACCGAGATCTGCCGCGCGCAACTTTAGCGCCGCCGAGCGTGATCGCTTGACCTCGAGTTTCCCAACCCTGCAGGTCAGCGGCAACGCTGAGATCCGGCAAGCCCTGGCGCCGCTGCGGGCACGGTCTCGCAACCTGGCGAACAATACCGAGCTCGGTCGTCGCTATATCCAGTTGCTGAAAGATCAGGTCATCGGTGATCAAGGCATTCGCATGATCCCGAATGTGCGCGTCGGCAGCGAAGTGGACAACGACGCCAACATGAAGCTCGCGAAGGCCTGGTCGGAATTCATTCGCCCGGGGCGTTTCACGGTTGACGGTCAATTGAGCTATGTCGATGTGCTTAAGCTCTTTATCGTTTCGCTGGCGCGCGATGGTGAATTGCTCGCAAAACACATTGAAGGGCGCGCGGCTGAGAATCGTTTTGGCTATGCGGTGCAAACGCTTTCACCCGATCATTTAGACGAACAAAAAACCACACGACTCGGGCAATCGCGTCGCGTGATCATGGGCGTCGAGGTCAACGCGTTTTATCGCCCGACGGTGTATCACTTGTTAAGCGCGTTACCGTCTGAGGCCTTCCCGGCGACCGCCCGCGTGCACCATGTACCGACGGCAGCGCGCGAAGTACTGCACGCGTTTTTACACGACAGTGCTAACCAGGTGCGCGGCGTGCCCCATATGCACGCGGCCATTCGCTCAACCTGGTTTTTGTCCAAGTATCAAGAGGCCGAGCTCGTGGCGGCAATCCAAGGCGCGGCGAAGGGCGGCATGTTTGTCGCGCCGGACGGTGAACCGCACGACTTCAGTGACACCGACGAAGATGACGAGGGCGAGATCGTTGACTATTACCAGGACGCTGAGCCCGGCACGTTTGGGATTGCGCCCGAGGGCCATAATTTTGTGCCCTATGACCCGACGCACCCGAATCAAGCGTTTGGCGACTTCAATAAAGGGATCAAGCGCGACATCGCTGCCGGCTGGGGCGTGTCCTATCACACCTTAACCGGTGATCTCGAGGGCGTTAATTTTTCGAGCGCCAAAGTCGGGCAATTACCCGAGCGTGACTATTTTCGAGGCCTGCAGGGTTTTCTAACCGAGCACGTCTGTCAGGTCATCTATGAGCGCTGGCTTGTCCAGGCGATCACGCGCGGTGAGATCGATTTACCGATGCGCAAGCTTGATCAGTTTCTCGCGCCGAAATGGAAGGCACGCGGCTGGCCGGCAACCGATGCCCGGTCAGAATCCGCAGCGAACGATCGCGCCATCGCTAACGGTACACGCTCGCGCACCGCCATTGCGGCCGACAGCGGTGAGGAATGGCCGGAGATTGCCGCCGAGCTCGCCGAGGAGCAAGCACTTGCCGATGAGCTCGGCCTAAATTTGACCAAAACAGAGGGCGACGACGATGCCGCAACCCCGAGCGACAGTAACCAGAACAATTGAGTGCGAAACGCTTTATCGCGCGGCCGAGTTTGACGTCGTCGAACGCGCCGACGGTGAGGCCGGTGATCGCACGATTAACATCAGATTTTCATCTGAGGAACCGGTCGCGCGCTGGTTTGGTGAGGAGATCCTTGATCACTCGCCCGACGCAGTCAGAACAGATTTTTTAAACAGTGGTCGAGCACCGTTATTGCTTGATCATTTTCATCGGGACATTGTCGGCGTCATTGAGTCCGGCTCGATCGGGAACGATCGCGCAGGACACGCGACGGCGCGCTTTGGGAAAAGTGCAAAGGCCGAGGAAGCGTTGCAAGACGTTCACGACAAGATCCGCAACAACGTATCCGTAGGTTATCGGATCATCAAAGTCATTCGCGAAGTTGACGAAAACGATCGGGAGACGTTTCGCGTCAGCGAGTGGGAGCCTTTAGAGATCAGTCTCGTCGCAATAGGTGCCGACAGTACGGCCCAAGTCAAACGCGACAGGACGATGCACACGGTCGAAATCATTGAACGGGAGGCAACCATGCCACAAGAAAATACCCCCAACGCCGATCCGACGCCTGACGCCACACGAGCGGCAGATCCGACCCCGACCCCGAGCCCGGCGGTTGTCGTCGATACGTCACAAACCCGCGAGGCAGTACTGCAACGCGAGGAAACCCGATCGACGGAAATCATGGCGCTCGCGGTGCGTCACAATTTGCGCGAATTCGGTAACGAACACGTCCGCGCGTCGACCTCACTTGAGGCGTTTAAGGGCTTACTGCTTGAACGACTGCCGGAAAGCACACCGCTCGCCGATCCCGCCGGTGCGCTCGACTTAAGTCATAGTGATCAACAGCGGTACTCAATCATCAACGCGATGCGCTACCTTGCCTCAGAGAAAGGCGACCGCGCTGCAGAGTCCGCGGCCGGCTTTGAAATCGAGTGTTCACAAACTATCGGCGAACGGCTTGGCGGCCGTCAACCGCGCGGTATGTTTATCCCTGCGGATATGCGCATGCGTGACGACTTCAACCCGATCGCGATGCGCGCACAAACGGCTGGTACGCCGGCGGACGGCGGTCACCTGGTCGGCACCGATCATCTCGGCGGTTCATTTATCGACGCGTTGCGCAATGCCTTAGTGTTGCGCGACCTGGGTGTGCGCATGCTGACCGGTTTGGTCGGCAACGTCGAGATCCCGAAAATGAGCACCGGCTCGACCGCGACGATCATCGCAGCCGAGGGCGGCAACGCGGCCGAATCTGATCCGGTCTATGCGCAAGTAACACTCACCCCGCGCACCTTGGGCGCCTACACCGATGTGTCGCGGCGTTTGTTAATGCAAAGCGACCCGTCGGTCGATGGCCTGGCGCGTGATGACTTGTTGCTCGCTGCGGCGGTCGGGATGGAATCCTACGCGCTGACCGGCACCGGCAGCAGCGGCCAGCCGACCGGCTTGCTCAACGTGTCTGGCATTGGTGACGTGTCACACGGCACCAATGGCGGGGCACCCGATTGGGCGACTACCATTGAGCACATTACCGATGTCGAGTCGGCCAATGCGGCGATGGGTAACCTTGGCTGGTTGACCAATGCGAGCGTATGGGGCGCGATGATGTCGACCCCGCGCGTTGCCGGTTTTCCGCGCTATATCCTCGAGGATCCAGGTCGTGATCTGATTGGCTATCCGTTACGTCGTACGCAAAACATGCCCGGCAACCTGACCAAAGGTAGCGGCACCAACCTCGGCAGCCTGGTGTATGGCAATTGGTCTGACCTGATCATTGGTGAATGGGGCGTGATTGACCTGCTCGCCGATCCTTACACGTTATCGCGCTCCGGTGGCGTGCGTTTTAACGTACACATGGATTTTGATGTGGCGGTGCGTCGCGCGGCAAGCTTCGCGGCCTCGCAGGACATTATTTACTAAGCCTAACCACAAGCCTGAGCGAGATCGCACGCACTCGCTCGGGCTTGTATTCACTCGACTGATGCAAAGCACGCACACCGGATTCACCTTGATTGGAGGGCACACAATGCCAAACAACGACAACGCAACACCCGAAGCAATCGTAATCACCTTAACGCGCGGCACGCGCATTGACGGCCAACCCTATGAGCGGGGCCGGACGCTCGCCGTGCCGTACCTGTTGGGCCGTGAATTGATGGCAGCCAACAAAGCGCTCGAAGGCGAGCATGACGACATCGAACCGATCGATCGCGATACCTCCGAAGAAGATTGATCAACCCGGCGCGCGGCATACGTTGCGCGCCGGTTTTCGTTGATTCTCACAGGTTTTGAGCTATGCCGTTTCCCACGCCTTTTGAAGATTGGCTTTATCGGAAAAAGATCACGATCCCCGCCGCAAAGATCGGAGCGGATTTAACCGACTTTCCGGTCACCGTCGATCTTGACGACACTGATGTGCAGTCGAAGATCAAGGCATTCGGCGAAGATGTTCGCTTCGGTGATCTGGCGAATACGTCGCTCACCTATGAGTTGCACTCCAATGGCCGCCGGTTATCGACCGACGGTGTGCATACCTGGTTTAACTATCCGGTGGCAATTTACGATCCCGAAGGTTCGGGTCACTTGTATTGGGGCACCAAAGGGATCGGCCGCGATGAGTTTGGTCGCGCGTATCATTGGGATCTGAGCGACCATAGTAAAACCTCAGCCGCGCTTGATCATTCGGGCGTCGGGCTCAGCGGTGATGATCATGACAACACGGTTGTCATCTTTCGAAGCGATGGGCGGTTAATCGAATTTACACCGCGCCACAACGCCGGCGACACGACGCTCGAATATAGGATCAGTACGAATCCGCGTGACACGTCGTCATGGGGTGCCGTCAAAACGATTGGCACTTTTAGCGGTGGACCGAATCAATCCTACGTGCAGGCGGTACGCCTAAGCGCAGAGAATGGCGGTCAAGCTATTTATGTGTGGTCGCGTAACAGCACAACGGACTGGGTCTGGACTAAATCAACCGACGACGGTGAGACCTTTGCCGCCATCGCGCCGTTTTGGGTGCCAGGCGCGGGGCATGGCACCCCGTACATGATGCCGGCCGACAACGGTGTCGATCGCATTGATTTTATTTTGTCGACCAATCACGGCAACGACGGCAATCAGCATGTCTACGGCATTTACTACGATGGCAGCTGGCGCAACACTGATGGCTCGCTGATCAACGGCGGGGCAATACCGGTCGCGGGTTTTGCTGAGGTGGACTTTAACGCGTCGTCAACCGTGCGGGACGTGTCGAGCACCTCGGACGGCTTATGGATTGCGGGCGTCGGTTACAACAGTCTAGGCAATACGTGCGCGATTTTGACCGAATATACCGGCAACGCTGATCCCGCGATTAAGGCGGCGAGCGTCAAGTATGTGTGGGCGGAGTCAAGCACAAGCTGGTCGACTGAGGACATCACCACCGGCGCGCAGTTGGAAATAACCAATAATCCGTTTTACCCCGGCGGCGGTTGTGTCGATTTTAATGTGCCGAAAGGCGCCTTGCTGTCAATTGGCAATGAGTCGGCCGGCGAAATGCAGCTGTGGGCAAACAGCGGCGGCGGCTGGGCGAAAACCCTTGATTTAACGAGCGGCACCGACGGCCCGCAGTTTCGGCCGTTTCCCGTTGCGCACCATCCAGGCGGCGCAGTGGGCGGTCAATTCGTTTGGTGTGCGGGTGGCACGTATGACGACTTTGAAGTTGCCGGCGCCGAAGTTAATACCGCGCTCTATACCTATCCGGCTATCGATGCACAGGTGCGAACCGCAACGGTCAAAGTGCCAACGGTAACCGCCGCCGCGGATACGGAATTCTATCTTTATTACGGCAACGCAGCGGCGGCCGACGCACAAGATCCGGCCAACGTCTACGCCGGCGGCCTGCTAATTGTCGACGTCGGTGACGGCGTGCTTAAAGATGGTCGCGAAATTAACGACCGCGGCAATGCGCTCGACTTTGTCTTTGCCGGTTACATTGAAAACACCAACGGCGTGATGTCGCCGACCACATTTTTGCCATCGATCGGCACCAATGCCGTACAAGATACCAATGCACGCATTGAAGGCCCTGCGGTGGATATGTCTGGCCTGTCCGGTTTAACCATCGAAGCGATTGCGGCCTATGACTCGACCGGTTCACCCGAGCACACGATTGTCTCGAATTTCGGCAGCGGCACCGGCAGTGCACTACTACGCATAGAACCGGCCGACGATTCAGTCGAGACGTTTTTTGTCACCAACAACGGCACCTTGAGCGGATCTTCTGCCGCGGCTGCCGTGCCGGCAAATACTGAGACCTATATCGCTTCGGTGATGGACGGCGACGGGGGTGCCAATGCGACCGCGTATGTCCAAACCAACAACAACGCGCGCGCGGTAGTCGGCACCTTAACCGGCACGCGATCATTGCACGGCACACCGGCGACTGATCCGGTGCGCATGTTTCGCTGGCCGGAAGCCGATTACTTCAAAGGCAGTCTTGCGTTGCTGCGGATCTGGAATAGCGCGAAGTCTCAACAATGGTGTGACGCCACTTACCTCAACTTTTATGACGCGGCCTTTTACGCGTTTTCGGCAGAGGAGCCGAGCCCCAGCGGCGCGGCGGTCCCGCGCACGATGATGAATCAAAACTTAGGCGCGAGCCTGTTTAACGGAACCTTGCAATGAGTCACAAACACGCAACGCTAGAAGATACGGTTTATTTTTGGTTTGGTGCTAACGATACAGCGGGCTCCGGCGACGACGGCGCTGCGGCTGTGTTTGATGTCCGGCTTGCGGGTGCGGCCGCTGCAGCTGCGCCGGTGTTCAGTGGCGCAGCAACGTTGCTCAGCGACGCGGGTTACACCGACGGCGCCTATGAGATAGCCGTGCCGGCCACCACTGCGAACGGTTTCGCCGCCGATACCGAGTTTGCCGTGTTTTGCACGTTGTTGGTCGATTCACAAAATCCGACGGGCTTTGTCGGCAGCTGTAGATTGACGCCGCTGGCCGAGCAAGCAGCGCTGACCGCGCTCGACGGCAAGGTCGACCAGGTGCTCACCAACCTGTTGCAGTACGTGCAGTTGATGGTGCGACAAGATAGCGCGATTGCGACCGACAACGCGGCCGCACTGGCGGCCATCAATGCCGACGGCGGCAGCGGTGCCGGCGCCTTTAGCAACGCCGCCGATGCGTTGGAAGCGTTACGCGACCGCGGTGATGCAGCGTGGCTGACCGGTGCCGGCGGCTCATCGCCGACGGTTGAGCAGATCCGCGCCGAGATGGATGCGAACAGTACGCAGCTCGCCGCAATCGTGAACGATACCGGCACGGCGTTGCCGACAACGCTGGCCGCAATCCTCCTCGACACCGGCACCACGCTCGACAGCAAAGTCGACCAGGTGCTCACCAACCTGTTGCAGTACGTGCAGTTGATGGTGCGACAAGATAGCGCGATTGCGACCGACAACGCGGCCGCACTGGCGGCCATCAATGCCGACGGCGGCAGCGGTGCTGGCGCCTTTAGCAACGCCGCCGATGCGTTGGAAGCGTTACGCGACCGCGGCGATGCAGCGTGGCTGACCGGTGCCGGTGGCTCATCGCCGACGGTTGAACAGATCCGCGCCGAGATGGATGCGAACAGTACGCAACTCGCCGCAATCGTGAACGATACCGGCACGGCGTTGCCGACAACGCTGGCCGCAATCCTCCTCGACACCGGCACCACACTCAACGACAAGCTCGACGCGCTCGTGACCGGTGTGACCTTGAGCGCGGCCAGTGTCGATGCAATCTTAGATGAGGCTGTCGAGGGCACGGTGACGGTGAGACAGATCTTGATGTTGATCGGCGCGATTGCGGCCGGTAAATCGAGCGGGCATGAAAACGGCTTGCCCGTCTATCGCAACCTGCTCGATACACTGGATCGGATCAGCGGCACGACTGACGCCAACAACAACCGCACTGCAGTCACGACGAACCTGACTTAATCATGTTTGCTCGATCCTATTGGCCGGCCGCGTACTGGCCCGACGCTTTTTTCCCGCAAAGCGGTGAGGCGCAACAGTCCGAGCCGGTCGTCGTCTCTGATTGTCGTGTCGCGGTAACCATTCGCGTCGCGCCGCGCTTAATCACCTCGACGCTCGGCGCGGTGTATGACAATCAACCGGGGGGCACGATGGGCGATGTCGCGTTTCGACTTAACGACAACCGCTTGCGGTTTACGGTCACCGATCAGGCGGGTGCGGCAATCAATGACGCGACCTTTGAGCTCACCGATATTTATGACGATTGCGGCGAGACCGTCGGCGGTATGACATTCCCCGCGGCGCTCGCTTACGTCGCCGGTAGTGCGGGCGAGTATGAGGTCACATTGATCGCCGCGTTGGCCCTGGTCGACAGCATGGAGTATCACGCGACGGTTGCCGGTGTCGCGAATGGCTACACCGTGCGGCTTGACTATCCGTTTATCGCGCGCGATCGGACGGTCAAGTGAGCTACATCGAAAACGTTGCAAATTATTTTGAGTTTTTGGCCAATGCTCAAGCCGTTTGGTCGCCGCGTGACTATGCTGATGATGAGGGGCACCGCGTTATTTTTAATAACGGGAGCGACCAATTTGCCGACGGTCAGATCGAAGCAGCCGATCCGCATATGCTTTATCCCGCAACCTGGTTTGTCGGGCTCAAACGTGACGAGCCGGTTGCGATCGACCGCATCACCTACCTGGTGCGCCAGGTGCGCGCACTTGATGACGGCAAACTGATGCGCGCGGAGCTCTATGTCGATGGCTAGCATTCGGGAGCAATTACTCGTTGCCATCGCGACAGCGTTGTCGACTGTGCCCGACGTGACGGTCGAGCGGTCTCGCGTGACCGCCGTCGACCTCAAGTCTGAGGGCACGGTGCTGACCGTGATGCCGATCGCTGAGCAAGTTGTGCAGCGGATCGCCAGCCGTGTGCGTCGTGAGTTGACCATTGAGATCACCGTGCCGGCGCGCGGCAAAGTGCCCGACCAGGCGGCCGACGCCACCGCCTCAGCGGTGCACGCCGCTTTGTTTGCTGACTCGCGCTTTGGCGGGCTGGCTTGCGAATTACGTGAGGATTCGCGCGCCTGGTCAATCGACCCGGCCGAGCAAAATGTTGTTGTGGTCACGATGGCCTATTTAATTGTTTTTGACACCAGCCTAGCCGACGAATCAGTCGCTAATTGATAGAGAGGATTAATCATGGTTCAAGCATCCGGCGCTCTCGCCACCGTCATGTATGTCGATGAAGTGACCTATGGTGTCACCCCGGCAAGCCCGTCAATGCACCAGCTGCTCGCCGCAACGCCGGGTGTCAGTCTTAAAGAAAATATTCAAGAGTTAGTCAGCAATGCGTTGAACGGCTCGCGCTCAATACTGGCCGCCCGTGCCGGCAACCGCTCGGTCGCGGGCGCGTTACCCGTTGAGCTGCCGATCGAAGGGCTTGGCCGGTTGTTGGTGCACGCGATCGGCCCGGTTGTCACGACCGGCGCCGGTCCCTATACGCATGTGATCAAGCGCGGCGCGCTGCCGGTCGGGATCTCGTTTGAAATTGGCTATCCCGACATCACTCAATATCAGGTGTTTTCAGGTTGTCGCCTCGGCGGGCTCAACCTGTCAGTGCCCGATAGCGGCCTGATCACCGGCTCGCTCGATGTCATTGGTCAAGCGGCGTCCGCGTTCACCGGCACACCGCTTGATGCTTCGCCGACCGTGCCCGAGCACGATCCCTATGCGGAGATCGACGCGACCTTTGAGGAGGGTGGCGCCGCGTTTAGCAACAAGATGACGGCTTTGACGATGGCGTTGACCAATAACTTAGAACCGCGACCGGTCGCCGGCTCGGCGCGCATTGTCTCGGCTAACGCAGGGCGCGGCACGATGCGTGGTCAGATCACCTCAATCTTTGACAGTCCAGCGTTGATCAACAAAGCACTCGCGGAGACTGAGAGCTCGCTTAAGGCGACGTTCACCCGCGGCGCGAATAGCCTTGAGGTATTTATGCCAAGCGTCAAATATTTCGGCGACGCCGGCGCCGGTATCGAGACCGATCAAGGGTTACTCGTGACACTCGATTATGTCGCGACCTATGACGTCACCGAGGCGACCGATATCCGCGTGACGATTGTCAATGACGAATCGGCGATCGGTTGATGAGTGGCTCGGAGGAGCCGCGGAAAACACTGAACGAAGCCGATCTCAACGTTATCGCCGATCGCATCATTGAGCGTTATGAGTCGCACCGCACGGCCGTGCGAGGTGTCGATGCTGAGACGCGCCGACGTCATCACGAGTGGTGGGAGGCTGAGATCGAACGGCGCGCCGCGCGCGCTGCCTTTTGGCAGGACATCAAAAAGAAGGTGATCGGCTGGGCGGTGATCGGGATATTGGCAGGCGTGATCAGCCTGGTCGCGATCATCGGCAATATTCTGCTTGAGTATGTGGTCGATCACATGCAATCAGCGTTAGAGCACCGGGGCAAAAAACTCAATCCAACGGGTGAGTGAGGGCAAGAGCATGGAGGCAATCGAGTGGCTGCTCAGTAACGCACGCCAGGCCTTTGACTTGTTGCGTGAGTACCGCGTCGAGTTTGTGGTGACCGGCAACGCGTTGCTCAATCCACTATTCACGGCCTTGGCGGTGCAACGCTTCAAGCGCTTGGCGCCAACGCTGATCGGCCGATTGTTGCGCGATTCTGAGTTGCGCTTGTTGGCGATGTTGGTCTCGCTCGGTTTGACGGTGATGGTCTGCGGGCAGTGGGCTGGCTTGAGTGTGGGCGATCTGATCGTGTGGGGCGTGTTGGTGATGCTGGGCTCGCCGCTGCTGTTCAAATGGTATCTAGCGCACTGCAAAGCGAATAAACCCGATCGATATGCGGTGCTGCGCAATAACTTAAGCGACCCGATTGCGACGGACACGGTCACCCCTTCAAACGATCCGACGCTCTACCAATGATGGGCTTGATCTCCTGGGGGCGCTTGATTGCGGCCGGCACCGTACTGCTTGCACTGTGGGGCGTGGTCAATTGGATTGATGACTACCTCGCCGAAAAGCAGCAGCTGCGCACCGATCTGACCACCGCGACCATTGAGCTCGCCGAGGAGAAAACACTGCGCTCTGGCCTCGAGCGTGAGCTTGAGATTGAGCGCGCCTATCAGATCCAACACCGAGACCTGGTTGACCAGGTCAACCGCGAGCTCAGTGCGCAACGTGAACACATGCGCCTGCAGATCGATCGCTTAACCCTCACCGAACGCGCATCAACGCCGGCCGGCCGCGAAGATCTCGATCGCCGTGCCGCTGAGCGCACGAGGCAACGCTATGACAACTTTGAGCGTCTATCGAATTGGTCGCAAGTCTATCCGCCTGATCATGACCGCCCTGGTGTTAAGCGCCCCGGCGCTGATGACCGCCTGCGGGCAACAGCCGACCCGAATTGACGTCAGTGTCGCCGACCAGGTCGAGCGCCCGCAGATAGATTGTCGACCGTACCCGCAACCGACCCCGATCGCCGTCGCCGATGTGACGCCGCGGTTTTTGAGCGATGGCGTAGTGCTGAGTCATGCCGACTATTTGACCGTCGCGCAATTGAACCTCGACCTTGAGACCTATATGCAACAGACCCGCGCGATCGGGGTGTATTTCGTGCGCTGCCTACACAACTTCAACACCAAAGTGCGCGCCTTGAATGCGCATCAATCGAAGGAGATCCCGCCATGAGTAAACGCATATTAGAACCATGTCCGGACGTGGGGGCAGGCCTGATCCGAGCATTAGGCGGCGCATTCCTGTTGTTAGCGGTGTTCGCTGTGCTGTTTGTCGGCCTGATAGCGCTGACGGCCATCACTGCCGAGGCCGCTGACCGTTCGTTGGCCGACCTCGATGTGAGCCCGCGAGACGTGCGCGCGCATAACCGTGCCGAGCAGCTGACCGCCGCCGCGGCCGGGCTTAGGCTGCCGCCGAGCGACCCGCTAGCGGTGTGTGTCTATTCGGACGCGCCGATCTGCATGACCCCTGCGCAAGCGACCTATCTGCGCTGCCTGGCCGCGCCGCCGGGTGGCGACGCGAGTCGCTGTTTGGGCCACGGCCCACCGCACAATTAATAGTGTTTCTGGAGAAACAACACAATGGATCCGAATGAGATCGCTAACTTAATGCTCGGCCAGCCGCGGCCGACGCGGTGGATTGATTTAGAGGGCCACCGCTTTGAGGTGGTCGCGCTGTCACAGGCCGATTACTCACGCATTCGCCAAGGTGCCAAAGTGATCACCACCGAAGGCGGCAAGCTGGTTGAGCGTTATTCGATCAACCGCATCGCGTCCGGACTGCTCGAGGGCGTGGTCAATTGGGAGGGCGTGACCGCCGCCGCGTTTCCGCAATCGCGCCAGCTTGAGCAATTAAACGACGAGGATCGCAATCGCCCGTTGCCGTTTTCGCCCGGTTTGCTGCAGCTGTTGGTCGATGATCGCCCGGCCTTGTTCGATAGTCTCTCGCTCGCTGTGCGTGACTATCACGTCGAATATGTCGAAGGGTTAACCGCTGACCTGGGAAACTAAAAGCCCTGCTGCAATTTCAACGTGATGAGGCGCGCGCCAAGCGCGACGGCAGTTTGCAACCAGGGCAAGAGCTCAGCCAGTACCGCACGCGGCCGACGTTGACGGTCCGCAATCAAGTGGTGCTCGCCGTGTGGAATCTCGCCGGCGGTGAGTGGGCGGCTTTGCCCTATGTGCTCGCCGTCACCGAGCCCGTTGATCCCGCTTATCTGGTCGAGGCCTGGGCTTTGATCCGAACCCAATTGAGTGCGCCTGATGGTAACTAAAACACAATACATTGTTGAAGGTGAGAACCGCACCGGGCGCCTGTTCAGTGAGATCGATCGCGACCTTAATGCGTTTGATAAACGCATGAGTAAGATCGGCCGCCTCGGCGTGACCGTTGGTGCGGCAGTGGCGGCCGCGGTCGGCGGCGCTAAAGCGATCGGATCCTTGCGTGAGTTTGAAGTGCTCAACGCCTCGCTCGAGACCGTCACCGGATCGGGCGCTGGCGCCGAGGCTGCGCTCGCGTGGATTGAACCGTTTGCGGCCAAAACGCCATTTCAACTCGAGGAGGTGATCGGCGCCTTTGTCAAAATGTCTGCGCTCGGGTTGAAACCCTCCGAGCGCGATCTCGTGAGCTATGGCAACACCGCCTCGGCGATGGGTAAAAGTCTTGACCAATTGATTGAGGCGGTGGCCGATGCGTCGACCGGTGAATTCGAGCGTCTCAAAGAATTCGGGATTAAATCCAGCACGCAAGGCGATCAGGTGACGTTTACCTTTCGCGGGATCTCGACGACCGTGCAAAAGGAATCCGAGGCGATTGTTGGTTACCTGCAATCGATTGGCGAGGTCGACTTTGACGGCGCGATGGCACGCCGCGCGGCCACGCTGGACGGCACCTTGTCGAATCTCGAGGACAGTGTCGCGAGCCTGGTGCGTGCGATGGGTGACGCGGGATTGACGACGGCGTCGCAAGACGCTGCCGCCGCGTTGGCAACGCTGACCGGTGCCGCGGCCGCCGCGGTGCGCGAGAATAAAAGCCTGCTCGCTATCTTGCCGGGCATTGGTAGCGGTATCGCTGAGCTCGCGCGCGGCGATGACGTGCAACGCTTAGGTGAGCTCGAGGCGAAGTTGATCGGCCTCGAGCAAGTGCTCAGCAGTATCGAAAACCGTCAAGGCTTTGTCAGTGGCGGCCGCGCCAATAATGGCGATCGGCTGCGCGCTGAAATTGAGCGCACCAAGGCCGAGATCTTAGGGCTGCAAACGGTGCTGCAGCCGGCGCAGTTCGGCCAGGTGCCCGCCGGCGAACCGGCGCCGGCGCCGGGCCCCACGCGTGCCGGCCTCGACACCTCAACGCCAGCACGCAAACAATCGGAGATTGATAAAGATCTGCGCTTGGTCGATGAGACCCGCAAGCTCAACCGCGACTTTGCGCGCGATAAGCAACGCCTCGATGTTGAGCTCGCTGAGTCGGCCGAAGATCTCAGCCGGCAGTTGCGCGACAACCAGGCCGAGCGCCTCGCCGATCTTGAGCGCAGTTTGTTAAGTGAGCGCGAGTTGATTGAGGTCAACCGCCGCGAGCGCCTGCAGGTCATTCGCGTCGCCGAAGCGCAAGGCTTAGAGACCGCCACCGAATTCGCAGCGCTGCGGCAAAAGGTCGAGGCTGATGCGACCGCCGAGATCAATGCGCTGACTGAGCGCCAGATGAAGGCCGCGGCCAAAGAAGGCGAGGAGGCTTTTGAGCGTCTGACCCGCGCGGTGCAAGGCTGGGCCGATGACTCTGCCGACGCCTTTGTTGATTTTGCGACGGGCGCAAAAGGGTCATTCAGCGGCCTGGTCGAGAGTATGTTGCGCGACATTGCCAAGCTCGCGGCGCGGCAAGTGTTGTTTGATCCGTTGGGTGATTTTATCTCCGGCGGTTTGAAAAACGCGGCGGGCAGTGGTGGCGGGTTTTTGTCGTCGCTGTTATCTAAAGTCGCGGGCTCGCGCGCCAGTGGCGGCCCGGTGTCCGGCAATCGCCCCTTTCTAGTCGGCGAGCGTGGGCCTGAGTTATTTGTGCCGAGCACGGCCGGACGCGTCATGGCCGCCGGCGGCGGCGGGGTGATCAATAACATTGAGATCATCAACCACACCTCGGCCAACGTCACCCCCGAGACACACGGCGTCGTCGACGGCGAAAACAATATCCGCTTGACCATTGGTGAGCTCGTTGACGAGCACCTGACCAGCGGCGCCGGCGCACGCACGATGCGCAACACCTTTGGCGCCGGCCGACAAACGGTGGTGCGATAATGGCCAATGCAGTCTGGCCGCCAGGGATCACGCAATGGGTCGATCAAGGCACCTTTCGCGAGATCTTGCCGAACCCGTCAATCCGCTCGGAGATGGACTCAGGCGATCCCAAAACACGCCGGCGCTTTTCAGCCGTGCCGCGTCAGTTTTCGGCGTCGATTGAATGTGACGATGCTGAATATGCGTTGTTCTATACGTTTTACACGACCGCGGTCTATGGTGATGCGCTGCCGTTCGATTGGGTGCACCCGATTGAACGCACGTTAATGACGTTTAAGTTTAACGGCGAGATCAGTCGCGTCGTGCGCGGCGGTCAAACCTACCGCTTAAGCTTCAATATGACCGAGGTGCTCTGATGCCACGCGACCACGCACAAGCCGTGCTTGATGCCATTTATGCGCCGAGCACGTCAGAATGTTTTCTGCAGCTGATGACCATTGAGCATGACGATCTGGCCGAGCCTATTCGCCTGGTCAATGACCATCAATCGATCACCAGCCGCGGCAATGTGTACCAGCCGTTACAGCATGACGCACCGCCGCCCGGTGAGCGTGAAAACGAGTTGCCACGGATCTCAATTGCGATCGATAACGTCAGCCAAGCCTTGACCGATGCGTTGCGCGAAGATCTCGGCAGCGCACCGCGGATCACCATTGAGGTCGTGTTATTGAGTGATCCCGATGTTGTGATCATGGGCGGATGGGAATATGACTTACGTCAGGCGCGTTACAACATCAACACCGTGCGCGCTGATCTCGGTTTTGAGCCGTATCTCGAGGAACCCTACCCGGTCGGCGATTACACCCCGGCGACCGTGCCGGTGATGTTCAACCCGCTGGCCAGTTAATCGCACCCAATCGCGACTTCGAAGCACTCGACCAGGTCGTTCGGTTTGCTGGTGTCTTGCACCGCGTTGTCGGTGCAGGTCTCGGCCGCCACCGCACGCGCCGCTTGAATGGCGCCGCGTCGCACGGCGCCCTGGTCAATCACCAGGCCGCTGCCAGTCCAGCAGGTATAGCCAAGCCACACCGCACCGTCGCGCGAAGGGGTGACGGTATAGCCGCCATCAACGGCAATCGGCGGAGTGTCGGCATAACGCGCCGGCGTACAACCGGCGAGGATCAACAGTGCACATAGACAATAACGCATGGTCGCAGTTTATCGGCTTGCCGTATCGCGCGAAAGGCCGCACCGCTGCGGGCTGTGATTGTTGGGGCTTGGTGCGCCTGGTGTTGCTCGAGCTCGCCGCCGTCGAGTTGCCGAGTTATGCCGATCGTTACGGGTTGCTAGACGCCGCCGGCCGCGCTGAGTTGAGCGCACTCATTCGCCATGAGTCGCGCGTGCGCATTTGGCAGCCGGTTACCTTCGGGCATGAGCGCGCGCTCGATCTGTTGTCGCTGTCAATCGTCGGCGATCACGCACACGTTGGCGTGGTCGTTGAGCCGGGCTCGATGTTACATATCAAAGTAGGTCAGACCTCAGCCATTGAACGCTACACCTCACCCGCCTGGCGCCGCCGGGTCAACTATATCCGCCGTCATGCCGCCCTCGTTTAACGTCATCGGCTTGCCTGATCCGTTTGGTGAGCGGCGCATTGAGTTCTCACTCGAGCAGGGTGCGACGATTGATGACGCGTTGGTTGAGTTGGTCGATCGCGCCGAGATCCCGCCGCAGAATTTGATCTGCGCCGGGGTCGTCATTGGTGATCGGTTGATCCCAAAGGCAATGTGGTCGACGACACGGCCACACGCCGGTCAAGAGGTCATCATTCGCGCCTTGCCGGGCGGTGATTTTGGCTCGCTATTCGTCACAATTTTGGGCTTTGCGGCGGCGGCGTTTGTGCCCGGCGGCATTGGTGTCGTGAGTGCATTCGGTCAATCGTTTGCGCTCGGCACGGCCTTGCTCAAAGGCCTGGTTACCGTCGGCTTTGGCTTACTCGCGCAAGCCATCGCCCCCGGGCCGCGTCAACAATTATCGTCCGGCAGCGGTGAGGCCGCGACCGCGCGCTTTAGTATCCAGGGCGTGCGCAATCAATCGCGCCCGTATGGCGTGATCCCGAAAATATTCGGCCGCGTGGTCAACTATCATCCGGATAAAGTCGCCGAGATGACCGAAGTCGGTGGCGGCGAGGATCAGTTTTATCGCGCATTGTTTGTCGTTGGTCACGGCCCGCTCAAGATCTCCAACCTTAAGATCGGCGAGAAGCCGATCGAGTCATTCGGCGCGGTGCAGTGGCAGATCGATCAAGGCCTCGGGGCGTCAACGTTGTCGCTCTACCCGCGCCAGGTGCGCGAGGAAGCGCTCGCCGTTCGCCTGTTAAAAGACGACGGCTATACCGAGCAAGTCACGCCGCCCGACACCGATGAAATTCGCCTTGATGTGTTGTTTCCCGGCGGCTTGTTACGCACCGAGGCCAACGGCAAAAAGCAACGCCTCGAAGTTGAATTTCAGGTGCAAGTTAAACCGCTCGTCGGCGGCACCTGGGTCAACGCGCCGTTAAATCAAACTTGGGGCACGGTATTGCTCGGCGGTGGCCGCTTCAAATGTGTGGGCCGCTCAAAGTCCGCCGTGCGCCGTGCGGTCGGCTTTGCGCGCCCGAATGGTCAATACAAGGTGCGCATGCGCCGCTTGACCGACGATGACCAATCGATTGATCCCGACGGCGAGCTCACCGTCACCACCGAGGAGGCGGTGTGGTCGGCCATTCATAGCTATGACAATCGCCCGCCGGTGGCTAAAGACGGGCTTGCGATGATTGCGGTGCGCTTTAAAGCCACCGATCAATTAAACGGTGTGATCAGCAACTTGAGCTGTGACGTTGAGGCGATGTTGCCGACCTCGAGCAACGGCGTCGACTGGACGGTCGCCACGACACGCAATCCCGCCTTCGCGATGATTGAAGTGTTGACCAATGAGGAAACCACCGCCGCCGGCGACACCAACGCACGTCCGGTGCCGCTGTCGCGTTTAAACCTGACTGAGCTCTTAGCCTGGGCCGAGGAGTGCGACACGCAAGGCTATACCTTTGACGGGGTGATCAACTTCCGTTCATCGGTCTGGCAGATGGTGCAAGACATCGCCAGCACCGGCCGGGCGTCGCCGAATATCATTGACGGTCAATACTCGGTCGTTGAGGACAAGCCGCGCACCGTCGTGCGTCAACACTTCACCTCGCGCAACTTGCGCAACGTCGAAGTGACGCGCGTGTTTGCTGATCTGCCGCACGCCATCAAAGTGCGCTTTCCAGACGTTGCCGCCTTACACCAAACGGTTGAACGGTCGGTTTACGCCGACGGCTACAACGCGACCAATGCGACCAAGTTTGAGGTCATTGATCTACCCTATACCACCTCAGCCGATCAGGCGTGGAAGTTTGGCCGCTGGGCGTGGGCGGCGACCCGCTTGCGCCCTGAGCTCATGGCCGCTGAGACCGATATCGAACACATTGCCGTCACCCGCGGCGACCTGGTGCACATTGCCGTCGACGTGATCAAGGTCGGGCTCGGTCAATGCCTGGTCACCAGCACCACGTTAAACGGTAGCAATGAGATCACTGCGATCGGCCTCGAGATGCCGATGCCGATGGTCGATGATGTGGCCTATGCGTTTCGCTTACGCAAAGCGGTCAACGGTGAAACCAAGTCAGTCGTGTATGCGGTTGACACCGTTGCCGGTGAATCGGCCAGTCTGACGCTCACCACGCCCATACCTGACGACCAGGTGCAACCCGAGCGTGGCGACTTGATCATGTTCGGCGAGGCGGGCCTCGAGTCGCGCGAGTGGTTAGTGCGCTCGATTGAACCGCGCGCCGACTTTAGCGCGCGGCTGACGTTTGTGCCGCACTCGCCGGCCATCTACGACGCCGACAAAGGCGTTGTCCCGGCGTGGGATCCTGGGATCACGCAAGTGCCCGACATCGATCGCGGCACGCCCCCGTTGCCGGTGGTGCTGAGTGTCGACTCAGATGAGGATGCGCTGCAGATCTCTAACAACGGCAGCTTGTCCTCGCATATTGTGCTCGGTGTTGATCTCAATACCGGGCCGCGCAGTGTCGAGCCTGACTTTGTCAAGGTGCGTTGGCGCGAAGTCGACAGCGGTGATCCGTTCACGCTTGAGCCCTATCTGCCGATCCAAACCACCGCGATCACGCTCGGCCCGGTCGAGGATGGCTTGACCTATGAGATCGAGCTGCAGAATGTGACCAACACCGGGCTCGCGAGCGAGCTCGTGCGCGTGGTTGAGACCGTCATCGGTCAGTCAACACCACCACCGGACGTGCCCGAATTGTTTCGCGCTGGCCCGCGCATGGTGTGGCCGTACCCGACCCCGCCGCTCGACTTTGCAGGCTTTGAAGCACGCGCCAACGCCGGCATTAATGACAATTGGGAGCAGGGTGCGAGCATGCACCCGGGCGTCGCCTTCATTACCGTCGCTGAGATCAGCCTGCTCAACCGCTCGGGCACCGAGACGGTGATGATCAAGGCCGTCGATCGCGCCGGCAACGTGTCGGTCAATGCCGCGGTCGCGGTGTTGAATTTAGGCGATCCGGACGTCAACAACGTGGTGCTCACACAAAGCGAAGATCCGAGCTTTAACGGCCGGATCACCGGTGGCACGGTCAACGCCAGCGTGCTCGAGGCTGACATTGATACCGCGGCACCAGTGTGGTCAACCGACAGCGCCTTGTATTGGTCAGGCAATGACGCGGCCTTGTTTTGGTCGGGCGCCACGACCTACCAGGCGCTTGAATATGTCGCGACCTATACGCCGTTGACCAGCCACACCGGCGCGACCGTGACGTTAAACGTTGCCAGTGAAGGGCAACGGATGATTGATTATCGCAAGGTCAACGATCCGGCCGTGTGGTCAACCGACGGCGCCTTGTATTGGTCAGGCAATGATGCGGCGATGTTTTGGTCGGGCGATCCGGCGACGCCCTGGCAACCGTTCCCTGGCCTGGTCGGTCCGCTCGAAGCCAATGAGAAGGCGCACGAGTTTCGCGTCTCGCTCGATCCAGGCAACACCCGCGGCCGGATCACGACCTTTGATGTCGTGATTGATGTGGTCGACGTGGTTGAGGAGTTTCTCGATTTTGCGATCGGCGACAGCGGCACGCAATTGACACTCACGCAGCCGTTTAACGTCGTTGACTATGTCGCCGTGCTGGCCGTGCAGGACGACGGCAACGGTGCGCGTCAATGTTTGTTACGCGACGGCAATAAAGATATCTCGACCGGTTTATTTATGGATTGCTATGACGACAGCCTGACGACCCAAGTCGCCGGCACCGTCGACTTACGCGTCAAGGGGCATTAATGGAATTTGACTTTGAGCTCAGCGAGTTTCGCCCGGTTATCGATCGGCGCAGCAAGCAGGTGATCGCCTGGCGTGTGCGCGTCACGCTGACAAAAGCCGACAACTCTATTTTTGATTTTCTGCGCTTTGGGGTCGGCCATAACTTAAAACCGCTTGAGGCTTGGACGTTCACCGAGGTCGCGGTTGAGGTGCGCAAACAGATCATAGGCACTCGCCATGCGCCCTTCAACGAGCTGGTCGATAAATTCCGCGGCCGCTTGCATTTTTACGTCAATGAAGATTTTTGTTTTCCCGAGGAGGTTAGCGCATGAGCTTACCGAATAAACTGTATTTATCTGACGCGGCGCGCACCGAAGGTGAGCAAAAAGTCGCGTTCGAAGATCAACGCGATGCGATCGCACAATTGCCCGGCGGCGCGGCGCCGTTGTCGCTGACTATCGACGGCGGCACAGTGTTGCCAACCAAAGGCGATGGCGGCGCAACGTTCGTGATTGACAACCAAGGCGGCGCGGCAACCGACAACCTCGACCGGGTGATCTTGACTAACCTGCCTGATGGCACACGCTTTAGGCTGAGGGCGGCCAACGCGTTACGCGTGCCAACGATCAAACACGGTAACACCGGATCCGGCGAATTGTTGATGGTCGATGGCGCTGACTTTGTTTTAGACGCGGTCGACAAATGGATTGTTTTTGACGTCGATGGGACCAGCTGCATTGAGCACGATCGATCCTATGGCGCCGATCAAGACGGCTGGCGCGCGTTCCTAGGCCTGTCCGGTAATGTCTACGCCAACACGGTGCGCTACACGACCGCCGGCGTCACCGATCCGAGTGGCCGGCAAACAGATCCGGCCGCCTACGTCAAACCAGTTGGCCTAAAGCTTGCGATCGTTGAGATCGTCGGCGGTGGTGGTGGTGGTGGCTACGCCGATCCGACTACCGGCAATTCAATGGCGGGATATGGCGGCAGGGGGGCCGGTTATGCCAAGGCGTTGATCGAGGCCGGCGATCTAGGCGCAAGTGAGGTGGTAACCATTGGTGCCGGCGGCGCCGGCGGCATTGCCTCGAGCACCACCAACGCCACCGACGGTGCCGCCTCAACTTTCGGCGCGCACCTGACTGCCAATGGTGGCGACGGTAACCTGCAATCGACGCCCTCAGCGGTGGCGACATTCATCAATCACGGCAATGGCGGCAGCGCAACGGTGTCGACTGGCACCGAAATTGCCAATGTGACAGGCGGCGCGCCGGGCACTATGATGCGACTGGACGGTGACGCGGCGCTTGGTGCCGATGGCGGCGAGAGTATGCTTGGCCTCGGCGGGCGCGGTGGCTTTAGTTCAATCGGCACCAATGCCACCGCCGGCGGCAATGCACTCGGTGCGGGTGCCGGCGGCGGTGGCGGCGCGGCGCGCGATACCAGCAACGCCAACGGCGGCGCCGGCTCGGCCGGCACCCTGATCATTCACGAGTATTTTTGACGCCGCGCGTCAACCAGGCGTCAAACGCGCGTCAATTAGGCGTCAATTTGAGCGCCCAACAACGCCCACGCGAGCCCAACGGCGAGCCGGGGAAGGCACGAAAAACGATGATTTATCAACGAATTAAGGTGGCGTGGGCGGGCGTTTGCGGGCGTTCCGCCTGGTGCCGAGGAGAGGACTTGAACCTCTACCGCTTTCCCTAAATACTCGTTTCTCAAGAAACACTTAGCAATCCCGGTTGTCGCTGCGCGTCAATCGCGCGCTAATCGGAGACGCGTATGATTGATATCTCAACGCCGACGAGCACCGGCGCACGCCGTACCGATCGCCGTCGCTTTTTGGGTGCGCTGCTAGGCGCTGTCGTGACCTCCGCGATCGGCCTGCGCCTGGCGCCGGTTGTGCCGCGGCTCGCGCCGTTAGCTGACCGCGCGGCGCTTGAAATGTTCTATATCCCTGACTATCACAAACCCCTAATTACCGATATTCGGATCGGTCACACACCGATAGGGTCCGTCGATCGAATTGTGTTGGTCAAGGGGCGACAGCTCGGCACAACTGAGCAACAACTTGACCTCCTGGCGCGTGCCGACGCTTAAATCACCGCGACCCTTGCGCCGCTATACCGCGTTTGTCGGTGAGGCCGCAGAGGGCGCGGTCCTAGTCTTTGCGTTTACTCACCGCCAGGCCGTGCAACTCGCCTGGCCGGTGATCCGTTATTGGCATTGCGACATCGCCTTTATCGATATCCGCGCCCGCTGGATCAAAAACGCCCCTTGGCTTGATAAGTTAAACACGACCGGCGCGCCGTGCGTGATTGAAGATCCGCCAACGTGTGCGCGGTGTGAGTGGTGGGGCGGCGAACCGTTAACAACAGGCTGCAGCTTTTGTGATCATCTCGAAGATAACAATCTTAGTCCTCGATCCGCGGATATTTAACTTTGTGATCATGACGCTCTACGCGCTCAACATTGGTCGCTGGGCGTGGGCGCACAATTGGTCACAAGCTGCGTATTGGTTTTTTGCATTAGGGATCACGGCGACCGTGACCTTTGGGTTTAAACACGTATGAGTCAAGTCGAGCGCTTCCCCGGGCGCAACTATCAATTGATCTATGCTGATCCGGCGTGGACCTATCGCGACCAGGCCCGCGCCGGCAAGCGCGGCGCCTCCCAACAATATGACGTGATGACGCTCGAGGCGATGTGTGCGTTGCCTATTGGTCAGCTGGCCGCACCCGATTGCCTGCTCGCGATGTGGTGGGTCGGGCCGATGCCGGCTGAGGCGCTGACGCTGGTCGAGGCGTGGGGCTTTAAGCTCTACAACATGACCGGCCTGGTGTGGGAAAAGACGACCGTCAATGGTCACCTCGATTGGGGCATGGGCTGGTTGACGCGCCAGAATGCCGAGTGCTGCTTGTTCGCCACGCGCGGCAAACACCCGCAACGCATTGCCGCCAACGTGCACCAGGTGATCCAGGCGCCCAACGTCAAACACTCACAAAAACCGCCCGAGGCGCGGCAACGCCTGACCGACTTGCTCGGCCCGGTGAAACGCCTTGAGCTGTTTGCCCGACAACGCGCGCGCGGCTGGCACGCGTGGGGCAATCAGCTGACCTAAACCCGCCCGGCCGCGCGGCCGTGCTTAACCTGTATTGACACACCTCGGGCTGGTCTCGAGGTGTCGTCGTGTCCGGAGATTTAATTATGATCAACACCCGCGATGTGCACGCCCTGGTTCCCCGCGTGCGAAATAAGTGTAAAGCGTTTTTGCTTCACTGCACGTCACAAGGGCTCGACGTCATTGTGACGAGCACCTTTCGAGATCACGCCGCTCAAGCCGAGCTCTATGCCCGCGGCCGTACCGCGCCCGGGCGCATTGTGACCTGGGCCGGCCCGGGGGAATCGTTCCACAATTACGGTGTCGCGTTTGATGTGGTGCCGCTGCGCTTAGGCAAGTGTGTGTGGGGCACCAGCGGCGATGGTATCGACAACGATCCGACCGATGATGACACCGATGATCTCGAGCTCTGGCAACGCCTCGGTGCGATCGGCGAGGAGTGTGGCCTCGAGTGGGCGGGTCACTGGCCGCGTCGCAAGCGTGAGTTTCCGCACTTCCAAGATCCGAACGGCTACGCGCTGGCCGACTACCAGGCCGGCCGTGTGCCGACTGAAACCTAACCCGCCATCGCTGGACCTTAGCCGTCGGCGCTCGACGCCGGCGGTGCTCTTTCTTTGGAGTCCTGACTATGAAAGCCGCCATCGTTTTAGATGACTGGAAATTGTCGATTTTCACACAAGCGTTAGATGACGCCGGCTTTGCTTATGAGCAATCGCCGGGGGTAACGTCGGACACCGTGACGCTCTCGGTCTCGCATGAGCCGGCGCAGCTTGCGCAACTCTCCAATGTGGTCTGGAGCGCGCAAGCGGACGCAGCTAAAAGTAAACGCAATTGACCTCTTTATTCGCTGGCCGCTTCGGCCGGCGATGCGCTTTGTCGACCATAATCGCTGATGAATTCCCGCCTTGTTTTAGAGTTTCCCGCCTCAATCCATTTCCCATAAACGCGCATCACCATCTCGACCGATGCGTGACCCAGTAACTCGGCGACCCGATACGGATTCTCGCCATCACTCAACAATTGCGACGCGAAGGTGTGCCGCGTTTGGTACTGGTTGCGGTAGCGCACGCCGGCGATCCGACACAACCATTTGAGACATCGCTGCGTTTCTTCATAGTCGCGCAGCGGTGATTGTCGACGGGGATTGACAAAGATCCGCTCAGACCACGTCGACGTCAGCGCTGCTTGCTCACGCAAGGCCTCGACCGCGCGATCAAGCAACACCACCTCACGCACTGAGCTGCGCGTTTTAGGCTCTTTTAATTCCCGTTCCACGACGGCCGCAGTGATCCGTAAGGTGCCACCAGCGCGCGCGTAGTTTGACCAGGTCGCCGCAAACAATTCTGAGGTGCGCAGGCCCGAAAAAAATGCAAACTGCCAGTAGGGCGCCCAGGCGGGCCGACGTTCCCGGCACAACGCGAGCAGGGTGTTGATCTCCTCGCGGCTGTACGGGTCGACCTCGTAGTCAGAGCGCCGGCCGCGGTCGACCAGGCGCTTGACCTTGATGACGTCTAGCGGCGATCGCTCGAGCTCACCGTCGTCGACGGCCTGGTCGAACACGGCGCGCAACGGCGTCAGATCATTGCGAATGGTTTTGAGTGTGACATCGCGTGTCCGGATGAGCTCGCGTAGATGCTCGGGTGTGATGTCACCGAGGCGCAAGCTACCGAGCGCCGGCACAATCCAGCCGTCGAGCGCCTGCGCATAATGTCGATAGGTGCTGTGAGGGTAGGCGCGTTTAGCGTCAGCCAACCAGGCGCTCGCCGCGGCCTCGAGGGTTTGCGTCGACAGCACAGCGCCAAACAGGCGCGCGCGTTTGGAGTCGGGGAAGTGTTCGCGGTAGTTGAAGGCCTGGCGCGTGATCGCGTCGTGAATGGCGCCGAGTTTATTCGACGCGACGCGATCGTTGGCCAGGCTGACGGGGATCCCTTTTAAGACCTCGCGACAGGTGATCCCGCGGTATCTGAATTGCACCTCATAGGCGGTGCGGCCGCTGGCGTAAGTGCGGATCCGGATCCCGCGGCCTGGCTTACGCTCGGCCGGGTTTGCTGGCGCCACGCCATCGCCGCTTCGACGTTCACCCATAAGCGCTTTTTAGGGTCATAAAAATAATGTACGCCCTCAATCCATTCGCCCGACAGGCGCAGCCGCTTGACACTGTCGCGTGACTCGCCCGTTTCCTCGCAGTACTTGCGCAACAATTGATCAGTCATGCTACGGGCCTTTGTTGATCGGTTGCAACTTTAGGGAATTGACGCACACGACATTCAATCGGCCATTCGGCAGGGTCGCCGCCTTTCTTGTCGACCAAAAAAGCACACCGGTTGCCACAATGCGAGCCTTCACTCGCTTCGCTGATGTCACAAAAATGCGCGGCATAGTCAAAGTGCGTGTCGAGTAAGCGATTGACACACCAGCCGTCAGGCTTCGCACCCAATTGCTTCACAAACACGGCCGTATCGGCGCGCTGACAATCGCGCACCAGGTCGATGATCCAGTCAATCTGACATGGTCGTGCGCCAACACCAGACTCGCCACCGATGATCACCCAATCAACCCCACGGCCGTCTGACCTTCGACTCAACCAGGGCGCAATCGAGAGCGGCTCAAGCAAGGGCTCGCAACTCAAAAACCTTACCGCCGCCGGCGCTAGTAACAACGCACCGAGGCGGGTGTCGAAAGCGTGCTGATCTTCAACGCTCACCCCCTCCCAAATATTCGGCACCTCGCCGGCGTGCCAAGCAGCGAGGTTAACCGTCGCCGCCCAACTCAAAGGCCCGCGCAGCTTGTTGATATGTGCCGCTGCACGCTCACCCACGGCCAAGCGAAAAGCGCTGTCGGTCAAGTGTAAAAATCGACGCGCCGGCCGTTTGGTTAACACTTGGAAAGTGTGCCACCACGCCGCCACCATGACCGCGTACACGTCGATAATGAAATTATCAACGATGTTTTCATGAAATAGATCTGACATGCTATTGACAAACACCCACGATGGTTTGCGCCACGTTAGCGGCTCAGCAACTTTGTGAGGCAAAGTCACAACATCGCCTGTCCACACCGGCCCGCCGGCAGTCATGCGCGTCAAGCCGGCATAGGGCTGACCTAGTGCTGAGAATCGATGCGCCTGTTTCATCGCGTAGCAGTTCGTGCAGCCGGGCGATATTGGCCAACACCCGCGCACCGGATTCCAGCTGCGATCAGTCCATTCGATTGCGGTACTCATACCGACACCTCATCGCTAACCGAATAGCGCGACTTCATATCAGTCAATCGATTCAACCTGTCCCAGGCCTGACCTCGAGCGAGCCGATCGTTGGGATCATTGACCTCATAGGCAAGCTTGTAGTTACCCCACGCCTGGCGAATTTTGGTATGGCGATCGCTTAACACTTCATAGTCGGTCTGCGCTTCCGCAGTTGCTTCAATGTATCGGCCAAGCATGGCCAATGTGCTCGTCAACACCTCATTGAGGGTGATGACTTCCGCGCGCAGATGATCAAGCTCTTTGGCCGCACCGCCGATCACGAGATCGGCGTCTCGCAATGGCTCCGGCGGGTCGCTCAATGCAAACGTGATACTCATCAGATCAGGGCCAAACGTCACGGCCCTGGCCAGCTCGCGCAAGCGCGAGACGTCGACCGGTACGTTGGGCGCGTCAGTGGTTGTTGTTCTCATGATCAGATCACCCCTTTGTTGTAAGCGAGTTTTTGCTCAATCCGGATCTCAACCAATTCGCCCGGCGCCGCCAGGGCGAGGTCGACGTCGCACTCGACCCCGGCTAGCGGCAACAAGATCTCTCGATCGTTAAATTCGATGCAGATGAGCTCTGAAAAACACCGGATCAATGCGACCTCAACGGTCACCACGTCGCGCCCGCTCATCGCATCGCCCCCAAGGTATAGGCCTGCTCAATCGCCGCGCTGACATCGTCAAGCGACGCCGGCAACCACAAGCGCTGCTCGACGGTGTCGAGCGTGATGCTGACATCATTGACGGGCACGTTTGAGCGGCGCACCACGCCGGCCAAGGTCGCCACGTCGACGGCACCAAGCACCCGCGGGTCGCATTGCATAATGTTGCCGCCGGCGGCAATGCGTAGGCAGACCTGCGGCGGACTATGCAACGGCACGCCGGGGCCGTTCATGACTCACCCCCGGTCGGATATTTAGCGCCAACGCTTTTGAGTAATGCCCGCCAGGCGCGCTCGAGATCTTTAGGCACCAAGATCGCCTCGCGATGCAGCGACAAAAAGGTGCGTTTTTCTCCGACTTTTTTGCACGCCTGCCAGCCTTCCAGCTTGTCGAGTTTGACCGACGCAGCGAAATAACCGATCGATTCGTTGGTGTGCATGGCGAGATAGTCATCGTCAATCAGATAAAACTGATCGAGCGTAATGTTGAGCCAACACACCAGGTCGCACAGTGAATCCTGCTCACAAGCGGTGATGGTGTTGGTTACCAGCTCGAGGCGCTGTTTGGGCGTCAGCGGTGTGCCGAGGTAGTCACTTAAGCGGCGCTTGTCATGCGCCTTGCGGGACTCGTCAAGGCTGTCGATTGCTTTGCGATCGGGGTAGTCGTAATTATAGCTGCCCCGCGAGATTGCACCCTCGGCCAGCCAGTGCATGACGGCGGTCTGCAGACCGTCGGCCTTAAGATGGTGCTCAATAATGCGCACTTTGAAAAGGTCGACCAGATAGCGATTGACAACCTCAGCGCTGCGCGTGTCGGTGATCGCTTTTTTGGCGGGTTTGGTTTTTTCTTGCTTGTCGGCTTTTCCTGAGGTGCCGCTGATGCCCGCGTCATATTTCTGGTGCTCTGCCGCGGGGCTGCCGCGCTGCGGTTTGTCTTTGTACTTTTCCTGCAGGGCGTCGTGGGCTTTGAGATCAGTCGCAAAGCGCTCATCGCCGCGCCACGCGCGCTTAAATGTGACCAACCCGAGCGCGTCGAGATGCTTGTCAGCGTCATAGCGAACATTATTTTTAGTGTCACCATAATCGACGCGATCGACATTCGGAAAATGCTGACCGAACGCATCGATCACACTCGACTCGACAAAGCCCTCATTGACATGCCGGCCGTTTTTGATTGATTGCTTGAGATCATCCTGCAGGGTTTTCATTGCCTTGGGGTGATCGCTCAGCCGCAAGATATGTTTGCCCGCTGCCGGCGGGATGGTTTCATCGCGGATCAAACCTTGCGCCCAGGTCGGCAGCTGCACCAGGCGGACATAATTCGCCACGGTTGAGCGGGCATAGTCACCGAGGCCTTGGGTTTTTAAAAACGCCGGCAGGTCGCTGACCTTAATGCTGTGCTCATCGCGCAGCTTGACCAACAGGTTTGCCAAGTCGAGGACGGTGAGCGGGGCGCGGTGCAAGTTCTCCGCGACTTGCTCGACCAGGCGCTCGAGCTCAGGGGTGTCGGCACTGGTGCGCAGCTTTGCGCTTGCTACGTCGATAAAGGCCGGTACATGTGTGAGGCCCGCCAGTTTGGCCGCGCGCCAGCGGCGCTCACCATGCACAATCTCAAACCGTTTGCCGACCGTGCGCACCTTAATCGGGTTATGTATGCCGGCGGCTTTGATGTCCGCGGCGAGCTCGCTGAGTTTCTTTTTATCGAAATCAACGCGCGGTTGATCGCTCGGATCGAGATCGCCGATCGGGATCAGGTGCGAGATCTGTGCGACGTCCAACGATGTGCTTAATGTGTCCATTGTGAAACAACCCCCCATGTATTCGCCTGGCCTACCTGACGCACGTTGACAATTGCGCCGTGTTCAAGACCACGGACGCGGACCTCATACACGGGCGGCGGGGCTTCCGTCGTTGGCTGAAACAGCGCCGAATAGCACCGCACAATCAGGCCGTGAGCGGCCTGGGAGGGTTTAATTTCGATCGGCAAAAAGTGCCGAAGCACCAATTGTGCGCGCTCGGGGTACTGTTGCCACAAGGCGTGCGGAATGAGGATCAAGCCTTGCTTGTTGTGCTTGATGGCGTCGGTGAGCGGCTGAATGGGCGGTGTTTCTTGAGAAACAACGGCCTCCGCCTGGTCGTCGAGGTCGGTCAATGGCGTCATGTTGAGCTCCATAATTGCGTTAGAATGTTGAGTATGCTCAACTGTTGAAAGTTTCTCAAGGGAAACATTCGGCGCACAATTTCGGATTTAACGCGTATCAAACGCGGAAATCGTGTGTTAAGTGGCCATAGCGAACGAACGATCTAGGGAGGGGTAACCGTGTCTCACGATCAGGAGCCGTTATCTAATGCGGCGCTCGAAGCTAAACGCGATCCGGTGATTTGGGTGGAAGATCCGGGCGCAGATCTACCGAACGATGATCCAAAAGTGCGATCAATTAGTTGTCAAACAACGACCGAGGCTATCGCAAAGCTAGCCGCGCTTGGTGAGTTATCAGGGGTGGTGGTGATTGCAATCGACGGGGAAGGTCGCGGCTTATATGTTGCCGCGGGTAGTCTCGCGCAAGCCGATCAACTATCGTCCTGGTTGCCGCGCGGCTTGCGTCGTTTGCTCGGTTTCTTCGGTTGTTCCGGTAAATAACTCACTGATGCGTTGTTTTCGCGGCCCGCATTGCGCGGTCCGTTGATCTGCTCATGTGTCGTGACAATTAGCGCGGTGAGTTGTTGTTGCATATCGGGCGGCAATTGGCTCATTAATGAATCTGTGTCAATCTCAGATCCGTCGCCGGTTGCAATCCAGCGCGCGGAGAAGCCGGTCAAGTTTGCGAGCGCAAAAAGGTTATCGAGCTTAAGGTCGACAGTGTCGTCGTTCAACCATTTCGATACCGCCCCGGGCGTCACATTCAACTCACGCGACACCTCAGCCGCGGAGAGTCCTGCGCCAGCCATAGCACGCTGAATTCTAAACGATCGTGTCATCCGCCCTAGTTTAGGGGGCCTGATATTTCCTGTGGTGCGTATATTTGACGCTCTAAAGTTTCCCATAGTAAACTTTCCCTATGCCCTTCCAGATGACAAAACAAGAGGCCCTTGCGTTGGTGGGCGCCAAGCGTGGCGCACAACAGCGGCTAGCCGCGTTGCTCGAGGTCGATAAGTCGACCGTGAGCCGATGGCCGCACGACGCCCCGATCCCTCGGGAACATGCCCTGTCACTCCGTTTTGAGCACTTCCCGCAAGCGTTTGGCGATCCAACACAACCAGCCTAGCGGGGCGCTCGCTCGAATACATCGTTGAATGTTGTGGGAGATCAACATGCTGACCGAGACCGATCCAATTGAGGCCGCGCTCTACCAAGCCGTGCACGACTATCGCGACCCCGACACCGGCGCGCGGGGTGTTTCACCGTTGGCGCGACGGATGGGCGCTAACGCCGGCACGTTGCAAAACAAAGTCAACCCTAACGTCGACAGCCATCGTGTGACGTTGTCTGAATTTGTGCAGATTTGTTTGATCGCTGGTGACTGGCGGCCGCTAAATCAACTTAACGCCGTGTGTGGTCATGCCTGTTTCAAACTGCCGCCGGCCAATCCATCGGCGCCGAGCCTGATCAACGATGTGCTGACGCTGACGCGCGAGCACGGCGATATCGCCAATGCCATCAACGCGGCACTGGCCGACAACCAGGTCGACGCCCGCGAATATCAAAACATAGTCACCGAGATTGATGACCTGCAGCGTGCCGCGGCGACACTCAAGCACGCCTTGCGTGACTTGGTCATTGATCCGCAACACCTACCGAAAACCACGCCACAACCGTGAGTATTGAAGCGCTCAATTGGGCGTGGCGGTTTGATTTAAAAACACACCCCAAGCTGCTGTTATTGCATTTTGCCGACTACGCCGATCGCGAGCACCGTCAATGCTATCCGTCGGCCAACCACACCGCGCAACGCTGCGGTATGGATGCACGCACGGTGCGCCGCTGGCAACGTGAGCTTGAACGGCTCGGCCTGTTGTCGGTAATTGCGCGCCCCGGGCGCAATAACTTCATTCAATTACACCTCGAAGTCACGCCAGAGCAGCTCGCGACCCCTGACACAGTGACCGGGGTCGAGGGGGCGGGCGCTGTGTCAGGGGTGGTTGACACACGATCCGATGGGGCGGGCGCTGTGCCCGGGGGGGCTGACAGAGGATCCGCCGATCCTATTAATAACTCATTTCCCGATCCAGAAAAAAAACTAGACACGCACGCGCGGTGGTTGGCACACCTCGAGCGCATGAGCGGCGCCGAGCTCGATAAGCTCGCCGCTTACCACGGTATCAACCGCGGCCAGGGTCACACTGACGGCAAATTACGTGCACATGTTTTGGTGCGCGTTACCGCGCGCCATATTGAAGCGCCAGCGCTGTGAACCAATGCCCCGAATGCGATCGCGTTGCCTGGGGCAAGCAATGTTATTGCGGATTCGTTTTTCCGCAAACGCGTCTGAGCCGTCATGGCGTACCGCTATCTGACGCACCCGAGGAGCCGACCGTCACACCAGGACCCGAGCTCTATGCCGAACCCACACCCGATCCGAGTCGCATTAAGCGCTGGCACTTGGAGCTCAATCGCATGCGCCAATATCTGCAAAGGGGGAAACCATGAGTCGACAACCTCGCATTCACCGTGCACCAAGCGGCCACCGCTGCGGTGAGTCACACCCGCGCGCCAAGCTCAGCGACGACGATGTGCGATTGATCCGTGCGTTGCATGCTGATAAGACCAGCGGTCTCGGCTATGGCCAGATCGCTGAAAAATTCGATTGTCCGAAGTCAACCGTAAGGAACATTTGCACGTATGTCTCGCGCTTCTAGCCGTCAACTCGACTATGTCGATGACTGGCTCGGGCAGTGGGCGAAATGGCAAGGCGGCGCCGAGGCCGGCGGCGGTCGGGTGCGTGGCGTTTACGTCGGCGATACTGGCAGCGCTGCGACGGGCGGTGATCAAAACGGTACAGCGTTTGAGGCGCGCATGCTCGACGTTGACCGCGCGGTCGGCCAGCTACGCGCGCCGCTCTACAAGGCTGTGCATTGTTACTACCGTCGCGATATGGGTGTGCGCGCCAGCGCACTTGCCTGCGGCTGCGCGCAATCAACATTCCGCGGCCGACTTAAGTTGGCGTGGCACTTCATTGACGAGACCTTGAACCCATGACCCCCGACGCGATTGCTCGTTTGGTCATGGCGTTGTACGGCCGCGCCGCACGGCCGAGCGATTACGATGACGTTACCGACGGCCCGCTATTGCACGATGCGGCGACAGTGCTTGAGGCTATCAGAGAAAGCACGAAAACCGCACCACGATCCTCACGCGCGGCCACACGCCATAAATCGAGGGGTGCCAATAAGTCCGATTTTCGAGGGTAGGATGCTGCTACCTGGCGCGTGCTGTGTCGGGCTCCAAAGCGTGCAACACGTCGGCCTGGTCAACACCTCCCCTGCAGACCAGGCCGACAACTTATGACTCAAGTCAAAATCAATGTACGCAGCAACGTTAAGCAAGCGCGCGCGAAGCTAAAGCACGACCGCCGCGCAGTGGATACTGCCGCGGCGCGGGCTATCAATCGCACACTGACCATGATGGTCACCGAGTTTTCACGGCAGATCCGCGGCCGATACACGGTCAAAGCTAAATCGACTAAACGACGGATCAAAGTCACACGACGCGCGCGACACAATAGCCTGATTGGCATTGTGCAAGCCGAAGGGCGACCGCTGGCGTTGCTCGACTTCTCTGCTCGGGTCGGCAAGCGCGGCGTGACGGTCAAGATTAAGAAAGGCGGCACGCGTCGACGTATACCGGGCGCCTTTCGCATTGAGCGTGCGGTGCCGCTGGTGGTGGCACGCGGACGTTACCGTAATAACGAATTCCGGTTTCAAACTGCGCGCTTGCCGGTGACCAAGTTGGTCGGGCCCGGCGTGCCGCAGATGTTCGAGGATGCCGACATACAGGCGCACATGGGTCGCTTTGGTCAGCGCGTTTTCGCGCGTCGTTTCGACCACGAGCTCAGGCGCCTGGTCGGTCAACGGATCTAATCAATAGGATTCACACCACAGCGTCAAAGGCCGCCAGGGGATAGCGCAACGGATTGCCGCAGGCTCGCCCCGAGTCTATAGGCCGCAATAGTGAGTGAGCGCCCGGGTCATTGAGACGTCAATGACCCGGGTCTATGGGTCCTTCCAAGGGGCCAAAGCGCGGGACTCCGACCC